TTATGCCTGGGCCAATAAGGCTCGTGATGGGGCTCCGTCGTGGGGGAGGGATATTATTGAGACGGTTCTTTCCATTGTCCCTGTGACGCATAATCTGCTGCGTTACAGGGAGCCGTATTTTGATATTCTCAATTCTTGGAGGAAGCATTCGCCGGTTATCATTCGCTTCCATTTCGAGACGGGCCACGCCATTTGTGATTTTGTTGCGGATCACAAGTGGCACGTCTACAAGGATCTGTGCATGGCGGGTGTTTTCGCTCCGCTGGGGTTCAAGGGCGATGAACTGCATGAGATCACCAGGGTTTGTCGTCGGCGTGCGGCGCTTCGTGCGGCGGCGCGTGCGGCGGGTTTGAGTGATCGGTGTTATGGTGCTCTGATCAATTACACCGAGTATGGTGTGACTAAGAGTGGTGATTACGCCCAGTGCAATGGACTGTGTGAACCCCCGGCATATGCGGGCCGTTATTATTTCACGGAGATTCAGCGGGCTCTGGCGAAGTTCGGTGATGGTGCGACGCCGACTGTTGTTGTTGAGAAGAGTGGTTTGACGCATTTGACGATGCGTTCGGGTTCTCGGCATGTTGTGGTTTCGGATTCGCCGTTCTGGGCGCCCCGGTGTTCTTTTGTTGTGGGTGCTGATGATTATGATTTGCAGAATACGGCGGCTCGCTATTTGTGGACGGATTTCGATCAGTATGATTGGCGCCTTGTTGATGTTGAGCGCCGTTGAGTTCTGAGCACGACGAAACCCCGGACCAGAAGGTCCGGGGTTTCGTCGTGCTCAGTATATGAATTGCGCCCTGATCTCCGTGTTGTGCCCGAATACGGTTTCCATGCTCCCGTCTGTTTTGAGGAGCACTCCAGTGTTCTGCATATTCTGTCTGGGCTTTCGGAAACCGTTGGGGATTCTGAGTCCGCTTGTGACTTTTTCTTTCTGTTTGAAGAAGAGGTTGATTATCGTCATGCTGTTGTTGATCTCCCAGATCTTGGCGTCGGGTGATATCCATTCGATTTGCGGGCTGCTGTTGAAGAATGACGCCTGTTTGAATGGCATTGACGCTCCGTCGCCCTTGGGGCCCTGTGGTCCCGGGTCTCCCTTCGGGCCCTGCGGGCCTGTGGGCCCTGCGGGCCCGGTCGTGCCGCGCGCTCCTGCCGGTCCTGCGGGTCCTGGCGGTCCCTGGGGTCCTGGGTCGCCTCTTCCGGGCGGTCCGGTTTGTCCGGGCTCTCCTTTGGGTCCTGGGCGGCCTGGGAGGCCGTCTGTGCCGCGTGGGCCGCGCGGGCCCTCGGGTCCCTGGGCACCGTCTTTTCCGTCGCGTCCTGGGAGGCCCTGCGGGCCTGTGAGGCCGGGCGGTCCTGCGGGGCCGAGGGGTCCTGGCGGTCCTGCGGGCCCTTGCGGGCCGCGGAGGTACTGCCGGGCGATGGTTGGCGTGGCGGATAGCGGCACTAGTTCTGTGAGGTCGCAGGATTCTGTGATTTTTGTGGTGAAACTTTTGAGTGTCGTTTCACCGGCTTTTATCGTGACGTGATATGGCGTGGGTGGAATCAGTTCATCCGAGGAGTGGATCTGCCCCGTCGCAGATCCACTGCCCCGGATGATGGCGGGGCCGACGATGAGTCCGTCGGCCCCGCGGGCCACGCTCACGGGCACGATGGTGGCCTGCACATCGCTCGGACGGCCGGATGGTGAAGCCGCGCCCGCTCGCACGGTTATCATTCTAGGCCGCCGCGGCGATCTTGTCAATCTTGGCGGACAGCGCGGCGATCGCATTGGCGAGCGCCTTCTGCGAGGCGAGGATCTCCTTGTGGGCGGCCTCGCTCACCGCGCGCTCCCGGTCGATCCGGGTGAGTGCGGGCAGAACAATATAATCCGTGGCGTAACCGACCTTGTCGAGGGTGGCGGCCTGCTGAGGAGTCATTTTCTTAGTACCTCCGTTATTCTTTCTACGCATAATATGCGTCCATCGCCCGCTCACGGTGAGCGGATGCGAATAATAGTCCACATTTCGGACTTCATTGCCGGTCTGGTCGCCGGGCGCTCCGCCACTGCCCTCGCCGGTCTCGTCGATCCACGCCTCGGCGACCCTGCCCTCGCCGTAGGCGGCCGTGTGGCCGGTGCCGCCGCTCTCGGCCTCGGACAGGAGGATATCGTCGTCGGCGACGGCGTCGCGGGACCATGGGATCGCCGTGTAGTCGCCGGTGCCGAGGAGGAGCGAGCGCATGGTGTGCGTGCTGAAATACGACGGCAGATTGTATCCGTAAAGGGTGTTCAGAATATCGCGGATCATTGCGGAGCAGTCCGTGTACCCTGGGAGATCCCTCTCGGCCATGCCGTAGCCGATGCTGTCATCGGCCGCCCATGCGGCGGCCTCGGAGTACAGCGCCATATGTCAATCCTCGCTGCGCGGAACGTTCACGTCGGCGAGTCCGAGGACCGCCGCGATGACGACTTCGATTGCGGACAGGAGCGATGCGTCGAGCGCGTGCACGACGGCGAGCAGGGCCATGACGGCCATCGCCACGCGGTAGATGTATCGCCTAGTCGCCGGATTCGAGAATGCGTCGGACATTAGCAATATCTCCTTTCAGTTCTGCCATCGCCTGCATTTGCAGGTCGTAATATGAACTGCCGTGATCGGGCTGGGAATGATATTTCAACTCGGTCACGTCCTGTTCAATGCGCTCCAATCGTACCATAACCCCCGGCTTCTCGGGAACGCCCGGGCGGGCCGGCTCCCCGGCCCAGTCGCGGGCGATATCCGTGATGCCGGAGAGGAGCGAGATGAGTCGCCTGGCGTAGACGACGACGGCGGCGGCGCCCCCGAGCCCCGCGGCTATCTCGGCGACCGTGTATATCATTTGAAAATCTCCCGGAATATATTCCTCGTCGGCGCGGCGTCGAAATACATCGCGCCCTGCCTGTAGGCCGTCCTCAGCATACTCATAAGAGGGTCCGATCGCAAAGCGAGCGCTTCGCCCTCACGATGCTGGACGTCATATGCGAGACGCAATGGTGATTTGGCGGGCAGTTTTCTCTGGCAGTACCACTGAAAACCGTGCTTCCATATGGAGAACGACCCTTTTCGGGTTCTGAGCGTGCAGTAGATCTTGGCCTCCGGCCATTTCTTGGCGAGATACTCGTCGTGGGCGTCCGCGAAATCGTTGGAAATGCTGTAGTCGGCGTATTCCCCGGCGTACTTGGAGATGAATGAGCCGAACTTGGTTTTTCGGATTCGTTCGGCGAATGCGGAGGAATCCGCGAAGTGCGCGACGATGAACCCGTTCCCGCGGCGCAATATCTCCTTGGTGGGCTCAATATCGTACTCGATGAAATACGGATTCGTAATGCTAATCGCGTTGGAGAGCATGAGGATTCTCGTGCGGTCCTGCCAGCGGTCCACGGTGGAATAGAAGTCGTAGAGTCTTTTCACCTCATCGGGGAGATAGTGGATGCTCCCCTTCTCGATGATGAATTCGTCGAAGATTATATTCGTCACCCCGGGGTATGCTGTGGATTTGTTGGCCTGGGATGTGCTGAGCGGGATGAAGTAGCCGCACGTCTCCCATTTCTCCGCACCCGCTGCGCGGCAGTGGGCCACATGCCCGACGACGCGCCACTCGTACCCCGGGAATTCGTGGGCGATATCTGCGAAGAAATTGCTCACGGATTTGAGTTCGCTCTTGTAGCGGCGAAGGTATATGAACTCCTCACCGCGCTCGATGTAGTTCTTCATGACGATTCTTTTGGCGCCGTAGGTCTTCCCGACGCCGCGTGCGCCCATGACCATGTTCATAGTCGCGTTGTAAGAGAGCACTTTGCCGAAGTCGTAGAAGTCAGACATAACGCTTGAGTTTCCACGTGCAATTGGTGAACATCGACAGGGAGCCCACGTCGGGTCCGAGGACGCCGTCGGGGCCGCGCTGGCCGATGGACTGCCAGCCGCCGTCGCCGCCGGTGCAGTACTCGATGTGCCCGCCACCGCTCCACCATCGGCATACGAGCAGATCGCCCTCGCGCACCAGGTCGGGGCGGTCGAAACTGCCGTCGCCCTCTGCGACGACGGTGCCGGTCGGCGATTCGATGATGGCGGCGGTGCCGTTCCGGTCGATATCGATTCCGAAGAACTTATTGTACAGATACCAGCAGAAACCGCTGCAATCCGTTTCACCCGAATTCTCGGGATCTAGACGCTCCAAGTAGTGCTGATAATACACATATTTACCGATCGAGTCCCAAGCGCATTTGGTCATCGCGGCCAGTTTCGTGGCGGTATCGCCACTGGGCACCTCGGTGCTCGGCTTCTTGCCCAGCCCGCCCAAGTTCTTATTGACCTGGGCGCGCTGCCCGGACGGCGAGCACGTCCAGTACCCCGTGGACGTCGGGTGTGCGGTGACGGGACCCTGGCTGGTTTGAATGTGCAAAGTTCCGTCGCCGTTCTCGCGCACATAATTGATCAGGCGGTTCTGCTTCGCCAGCGATGCCAGGGTTTTATTCCCCTTGATGCCGCCGCCATTATCTTTATTCCCAGTGTTTCCGGGCGATGACGGCACCTGAACACCGTCGGTCACACGGTCGCGGATCATCTGATACGCGATCTCATATCTTTGCCCGACGGCGTCCCACTCGCCGTTCCATTTGATGGCCTGGGCCATGGAATCCAAAGTGGCGGGATGCCCGGCGTCGGCGACGATATCGGGCAGGATCGAGCCGTAATTCCCCCACCTGTGCATGACGATGACGAAGAGCATGAACGCGTCGGTCTCGCTCTCGGGATCGAGGCCGAGTTCCCGTACGCGCGGAATATAGGAATCGTCTATGTCCGTGCTCATCTGCGAATCCTGAATCTGGTGCCCCTCCGCGGAGTCGAGTGCACCGGACAGTTTCGCGCGGTCATCGGAATCGAGGTACTGATATTTGCGTGCGGGAATCGTCCAAGAGTCCCGGCCCTCGGTGAGCCACGCGTTGACGGTGCCGCCGAAATCGGTGCCCGCCGAGAATCTCTTGAGCAGGTCATATGCGCGGCCCTGAGTCCACTGCCCGATTCCCAGGCTCAGAGTATCGGGCGCCGTGATGCACCCGTAATCACCTGAGGCTTCTACTCTGGCGATCGTGGCGATGAGGCACGCCCGGGCCGTCGTATCGAATCCCATGGGAATAGAATAGCGCCCCACAATGCGGGGCGCCATTCATTATTCGGCTCAGAAAACGGTGAGCGTCTGCGGACCCGTCGCCCAAGTCACGGACGCACCGCTGTTGATCGGCCCGCCCTTGAGGCGGAACCAATGATCCCCGTCCTCGCGCACCGTGTAGGCGACGGTGCCTCCGACGGTGACGGCGCTGTCCTGGGCGAGCGCGGCGGGCAGTGTGGTCACCTGACCGGAAGGCGAGGTCACCTCGACGCGGGCGCCGTAAATCCCGTTGACGGCCCCGGCGCGCGCCATGAATGCGCACATGATCACGTCGCCATTCATAAAACTGTTGTGCTGTTCGCACAGCGTCTTGGTGAATCCCGTGGTGCCCGATGTGGTTCCGAGATCCGCGGAATTGGTGACGGTGCGGCGCACGGAATTGAGTCGATCCACCTTCTTGACGGCGTCCTTGGCAGAGGCCGCCTGTGCGTTGGCGTTACCGATCTGAGAGTCGAGCCCGGATGCCAGACTCATGGCGGAATCTGCATTCTGGCGCGCCTGCTCCGCGACGGTCTGGGCCTTCTCGGCCTCGCCCCGAGCCGTATTCGCAGTGGCGACCGCATTCGTGGAATTGGAATCGGCGCGATTCGCCTTCTCCTCGACGCGCTTGAACTCCGCAGTCAGATTGTCGGAATTCACCTTGGCGGCGGCCGCGGTCGAGAGTGCGTTGGCTGTCGCATCCTTGGCCGTCTGCGCGGCCTCGTTCGCTGTTTTGGCGCTGGCCAGTGCGCTGGCGGCGTCGCGCGCGGCGCTGGTGGCGGAGTCCTTCACCCGACCGAGTTCGAGGTCCAGGGTATTCATGGTGTTATTCATGTCCCCGGTGACCGAGAAATGATCGTTGGACTGGTACAGCGGCAGATTGAAATTAGCTGTGTGGTTGGTTGCGGGCATGGTGTCCTCCTAAATGGTGGCCCGATATGTATTGATTTCAGAAACCGTCTTGGTCTCAAGAACGGACACCGTCATGGTGGAAATGTCCGTGGTGCCCTTGAGAGTAGTTTCGAGCACATGGAGCGGGATGCGATCCACGTGGGTGATCGCGCCGGTGACGGGCGAGTACATGTACTGCCCGGAGAGTCGGCGGACAAGGTCGCGGCCGCGGGTCTCCATTTCGAGCACGGTCATGGGCAGTGCTTCGATCTCGGCGACGGTCCAGCCCATGGCGCCGAAATCGTCGGCGCGCAGGCCGCGGATCAAATAAGCATCGTGGATGTTGCGGACCCAATTCTGGAAGTCGTTGATATCGCCGACCGTCCAGTCGAACATATCGAAATGATTTCCGAGAATCTTGTCCCGGACAATCGCCATGATCTCGGACTGGAACGCGGCGAACCGCTCCTGAGCGAGCCGATCGCCCTCCTCCAACCGTTTATTGAGCGAGTCGGCGAGCCCGTCATAGGATTTCATCCGCTCATCGGCGGCGGCGAAGAGATCGGCGATTTCCTTGGAATAACGATTGGACGCTTCGGACAATGCCTTATTGATCTCGTCAAGGAGACCCCCGTTGACCCAGCGTTTAATGGTCTCAAGAACCTCCAAATACGTCGCGCCGTCCCGGAATGTAAACGGTGTGACGTCCGTGATGCGCCCGTAATCCCCGACGCCCGGGGTGAGGACCGTAGTCATGGCAACACACTACCAGATGTAATCGAAATCGTCATCGGTGAACGTATCGCCGCTCGACCATATTTGCATGAACAATTCATTCAATTCATTGACGATCATCATATCAACATTGATGAAAGTTTCGCGCCACGCGGCGATGAGCGCCGCCGTATGACCCTGATAGCCCGTCGTCCGATTATCGGATGACTGATCGGTGCGACCCGCGGACTTGCTCGTGCCCGACGACGTCGTCGAACCCGTGTCCTCGCTCCGCACTGAAGTGCGCCCGCTGCCGTCCTGCCGGTTCTTGACACCCGTTGCGGCGATGTTGTCCTGCGCGGCCGTGGCGTAATCCGCATTCCCGGCGAGCCTGGTCTGCGGTAGATCCTGGGTGACCGCTCGTGATTTCGAATCCGTATTCGTGAGCGTCGTGCCCGTCTGGGTCTGGTCCGTCTCGGAGGACGAGTGCGACGACGTATCGCCGGTCTGCGTCGTCGTGCCGGAGTCCGACGTCGTGCCCGTGGCGGACGACGTCGAGCGCGTGTCCACCGTCGAGAGCGGGTCGATCTTAATGGATTCCGCCTCGTACATCTTATTGTAGTAGGGCATGATCTCATTCATTTTCACCCGCAACTGGAAAATGAATTGATCGGCGGTTTCCAGACCTATTTCGCTGTACCAGTAATGCTCGACGATTCTTTTGTTCAGGGTTGCGCGATGACCCTCATTGAAAATCGGGTAGTCGAGCAATCCGAGCCCGTTCTCGCCGCACTCCTCATAAATATCGCGCAATTCACGCGTGAATGACGCCATTGGGATTCATCCCCTCCAGATCGGTGCTGCCGAGATCCTCGTCCAGCGCCCACTCGACATTGCAATTCAAATCGTACATCTTATTGATTCTCTCACAGGCGGCCTGCCGCTCGCCCATGGCGGCACCCCGGAACGCGAGCACCATCCCCGACGCGCCCGCCGCCTCCTCGACGACCATTCTCTCGCGCTTCTCGGAATTCACATTCATGATGCCGAGCAGAGTCATGGCCTCATTCCACGTGCGGGTTTTGACGTCCAGAATCTCGGTGAGAACCCCTTTATCCTGGCCGGTATTGAAAACGGACACCTTCTCGCCCAGGGCCGTCGGCCCCATCATCTCCGTGCCGAAGATGACGGGCTCACCCTCCTGAACCTTGCGGAACGCATTGACCATGCTCAATCGTTCATTGACGTCAACGGCGAAGACAACGGGATGGCGCGTGTTCAGTTGATTGATATCAATAGTACGGTCGAGTTCCGCGAGCCTGCGCGCGTACAGATGGATCACGTCCATCTCCGGAATGCGGAGTTTATTGGCCCAGATGGGCACGCACTCGCGGCCGGACAGTTTCTTATTGAGCATCGCGTTCCCGTAGACCGTGAACTCAGTGGGATTATCATACATATTGAGATTGCCCAGCCCCATGGCCCGTAGCACCATGAAACGATCATACTCGGAATCCCAATAGAACACCGCCAGCGCATCGCGCAGGAGAACCGTTTCCATGAAACGGATATCGATCGTATCGGGCAGTCCCGTCCACTTGAAACGCGCCAGACAGAGTTCCATAAGAATACGACGATACATTCTGGACAATCGCGCTCGCGAATTAGTGGCAGGATTCGCCTTGCCTCTCAGAAAGGGCGAGTAAACCGTCTCGGCAACGGCGTCGGGTCGTTTTCCCATATTACATTCTCACATTCCCCAGCGGCTTGTTGTCGCCGAAATCGGTGTTCCCAATATAATTCTTCCGGCGCCACACTGTGACACCCTTCTCAAGAATACCACGAAGAGCCTGCCGGAAGGCCTCCGGGCACGACGCGCCCGTAATGGTGCACTCCTGCAGCTTCCAGTACGAGAAATGAGTCATCACACTAAGATTCTGCGGGGGTCTCGTGAAAACGTTCATGGCATACCCGTAGCGCAGCCAGAACTCGCCCAGGAATCTCATCGCGCCGTCGGAGAGGCCCTTGACCTTGGCGACGACGGACCATTTGTCCACAACATAATTGAACGCCTCACCGCCACTCTGTCCAATCGTCGTGGGTTGGATGATCCGCGTGTCCGCCATCTTCGCGTTAATGCCCGCGATCGCGTTCTGATAGTCGCCTTTGGCGGCCTGGGCGGCGAGGTTGAAGTTGTTGTCCCGCGTCTCAGTCGCATAACGCCGATTCCTGTCATTCAGCGCCATGGACTGCTCATTGGCCATTTGATTGAGCGTGCGCGGCTGATCGTAGGTCTGGAAAAGGTTGTAGCCGGCGCCGACGGCCTGAATCGGATTCATGGATGCGACCGACGCGGCCGTCTGAAAACCGGCGCCGACCGTCGCGTTCAATGACGTGTAATCCACTTTACGGGTATTATAATCGGCGTTCATCTGCGTAGTATCATTCGCCAGGGAAATCCCTGCGTTAGCATTCCGCTGCGCATTCTCGGCTCCCATCATCGCCTTGTGCTGGGACCAATCCGCGCTTTGGAACGAATACTGAATCGAATGGGCCTGCGACGCCAATGCGAGAGCGCCCGCGTTGTTCGTGATGGTCATGGTCGGCGGCGCCGTGATCCCCAGCATCATGTCCATGTACTCACTGTCATTATCATTGTCCAGCCCGGCCCCGGAGAGATATCCTTCGACCGTGAACATGAATCTAGGATTCGGAGGCGTGATATGGTTCAGACCCTTGAGCGTGAGCCCGGTCTTCATCATCATCTCCGGCTTTATCAGCACAGGCGTGCCCGTGTACGTGGTGACCTCGATCATCGTGTACGGGCTCATGCACAATTTCGTGAGATACTTGTACCGGTCCGGGAGTCTGCTGCGCACGGCGTCCATGATGTTCTCAATGAGCGTGAACGGTGCGGATTTCGGCAGCACGGAAATCGCCCTTCCGACGGTCGGCCCTTTCCCCTTATTCGCCGAATAAGACGTCTGCCCTTCGGGATTGGAGAGCGCCGACGGCGGGATGAGGGTCACTGAGACGATGCCCTGAGCCACCCAAGGAAAATCCCGCAAGTAATTGCGAAGCGCGTAATACTCATCTATTTTCATGCAATAGAATTCACAGCCATGGGGCAGTCCCTCGACCGTGGCGCCCCACGACGTCGTGAAAATAGGGTCGGTGCTCACCCCGTAATCCTCGGTGAGCGAAATCGTCGAGGCGATGAGCACCCACGCCCGATCCCCGCGAGGGTCGGCGAGAACATGCTCATAGGAGGAGCGGACCACCATGTCCGTGCCCGTATCGATCCCCTCGGGCACAGTGTCATACACGCGCAGATGATCGTATGTGTGCCCCGCGGTCTGCGCGGCGGCAATCCCGATGTGCCCCCGCTCGACGTAGGAGCGCCCGTAGTGCACGGCCCGCGAGTACGTCTGCCACACGTCCAATTGGAGTGTCAACATCGTCGTATTGGGCGCCACGTACTGAATATCCGTGATGAAATAGAAATAATTGGTCGGAACGTCGCCCTTGATCGGCTGAGCGGGATTCCTGGCGATAAGATAATTATATGCCAGCGCCTTGGAGAAAGGAATCGGCAGTTTCACCGGACGCCCCATGGCGGCGAAAGTCATCTGTGAGATGACGATACTGCCGACGCTACCCGAAATATCCTTGATCGCGTCATCAGTCGTCTCATACCAGACAACATCCCGGTATGACGCATCCCAGGGCACCGACGCCAGGATGACATGAGTCCCCGGCGTCCAAACGGCATAATTGAATTCATAGCCGAAACTGGACGCCGGGGGCACATCATGAATAGCACTCATACCGCTATATTAAGCGGCGGGCCACTCCTTCGCAACCTTGGACGCGTCCACCTGAATGGTGAACTCCGTCTTGGGGTCGCCCGGCTTCTTATTCCCATTGATCTGAACAACGGCGGCCTTGACCTTGATATTGGCCGTCTCGCCGGGCCCGATGATGAGGACGCCCTCATTGTCGATGCGACTGCGCGCATCGGCGTTCCCTGTGATGGAATAGTCGATTCCAACCTCCATATCATCGGAATAGCCAGCACCTGTCGGCTCGACGATGATCTCAAGAACATCGCCAGGATTGGCCTTCGTCGTCGCGTAATCGAACGTCTCGCCATTGCGCTTCACGACCGCCGCCTTGAGAGACAGAGCCGGGACCGCATAACCAGCAACCTGAGTGCCCGCACCGGTCGTGAAAAGAACAGCCGGAGCGAAACGCGAACAGGAAATCACTTCCCAGTGATGAAGGAAATAATTCGTTCCCAGAGAAACGGGATTATACTGCGACGTGTTCTCAAGCCGCTGGTCCGCGATGACGAAGAAATCATTCGTGGTGAGAACGGCCTGGGCGCCGTCGATCCCGAACATACCGTCCGGAATGAGAACAATGCGCGCGGGCATGCTCATCTTATCGGCATTGAAAGCGGCCGCCAGCGCCATGACGTCCACGGCCGCCTGAAACTCGGGCGTCGTGAACAGCACGAGATCCTCAGGATTGGCGAAGGAATGCAGATGCGCCGCATTATAGGTTGTGGACGGGAACCTCATATTTCCGGCGCACGCGATAATGCGGCGAAGTGCCGCCTTGGAATCCGCCTCCGTCGAGGACGCCTTGACGATATCCGGCACATTCACCTTGAAGAATCCGCCGTTATTATCGTACTCCTTGAAAAGGGAGCACGTCATGAGGAACTCATCGTACTGGTCCGAGGTCTGCGCGGCATTCATGATGTTAGTGAGCAACTGACTCAGCCCGTTGGCCTCATCCAAGAAAGCGCGCCGCAGCTGCGCGTCATTCACCGTGACGGGATAGTATTCCTGTCGATTCACCGTATGGAACTGGGACGCCACGTCGATCCCGTGCGTCCCGAAGATCTCACCCTCAAGATAGTCGCGCTGCGTGGAATAGGTGCGCGACTTGATGATATCGGTCTGAACCTCCTCGATCGTGTCCCCGAAATCGAGCATTCCGCGCTTGAAAGTGGCGAGCGGATTGGACCAGGAGATGTCGCGGACGATGACACTGCCGATCCTGTTGATGAGCGCGTCGAGGAACTCATTGCGCTGCGGGGTGTACTTGTTGAGCGCCGCAATAGTTTCAGAGATATTCCCCTTGGTGGCGGACGGAATTCGCCGCTGGTACTCGCCCGTGCCCGAGACGCGGATCGCGTCAAGAATCTGAGCGTTCGTCTTGGGGCGGATAATGCCCTTATTACGAGCCATTACTCGTGCTCCTCATCATTGTCATCGTCGGAATACAATTCATCAATGCCGGGACCGTCGGAATCGTCCTCATCCCCGTCGCCATCGGCGTCCACGTCGCCATCGCCGTCGCCATCGCGAGGAGTGGACTTCTCGAGTTGCACGAGCAAATCATAATTATGGGCTTTCAGGTCTGAGATCGTCTGCGTCGCCGCCGTGATCTCCGCCGTCAGCGCCTCGATCTTCGCGTCCGCGGAGTCGGCGCGCTCCGAAACCCCGGAGTAAAGAGAATTGAGATCGTCATACACGGTCTCGTCGCCGCCCGCCTGTAGGCGGCCGATAATGCTTTCCAGATCCAATTGGTCCTCCAAATAGTGTAGCCCGGGCCATTAGGGCCCAGGCTACACCGGTTCGCGATATTCCGCAATCGCACGAATGGATTATGCAGATCAAATGAATGATGCGGCAATCACGCCGTGCATTTCATCATTCAATCATTCGCGCGACCGACGGTATCACGCCTTATTCACCCAGTCGGAGAGCGCCTCCCTCACAACCTCGGTAATAGTCATGTGCTTCTCCCACCGCTTATCGGTCACGATCTTGAAGAGGTTTGGCGGGATATTCGCGCCCACACTCTTGTACACGACCTTGCCGTCCTTGTCGGCCATCTCATTATCCTATCTAAGATTGAATGTGGTCTCCTGCAGCACAACGCCACCAGGGACCCTTGCGGGCACAAGTTTACCATGGAAAATCTTCGGCTGCAACAGGTCCTCCGGCTCGACCGCCGCCGCCAACGACCGCGGCAATCCCGCAATATGCGTAGAAACTGTACCATCCACCATCCTCTCCGAGTACTGCTTGGCGCGCACGTAGACGCCGTCGGTGAAGTCGCCCTCATGCTTCCATGCGCCGAGTTCCGTGGGATGCACGTCAATCCCCACGGGCGGTTCGGTGCCCCGCAGGTGGATCGAATCCGTATCGGCGTAAAGAAATCTGTCATAATTCTTCTGGGCTGCGCGAATCGTCGTGTCACGCGCCCACGCCGTGATGAACACACCCATCGGCGTGTACACGGGATCGCGCATCTCCGTACTGCCGATGCAGAGTTTCACACAGTCATCGGAGAAAACCGGATAACGCTGGGTCACGTCGGTATTGGTCGCGAACTTCCCGTACAAAGAATTAAGATGAAGTTTCGCGATCGTGCGCATGCCGCCCGTATGCGACGCCTTCACTTCCATCCATTTATCAATGTACTCGTCGAAAAACCCTGTAGCAGAATCGAAGACGAATGAGTCACCCCAATCAAGTATTTCCATATCATAATGCTCCCGCCACAGCGCCAGATCCACACTCGTGATCGTCAGTGTCTCGGGCTCGGGCACGCTGCGCAGATACTCCGTGTCCGATTGACGGAATGAGCGCTTGATCTGAATACATGGAATATGATCCTTCTTCAATTCGGCGGTGAAAGTAATATTGCAGATGAAAAGATCATCCGTGCGCGGTTCCCCGCCCACGCGCCGCGGCTCGCCGTACGGCAGACGCTTGTAACGCATCACAGACGGGTACAGGGAATTGACGTCATACACGCCGCCGCCGCGGACGACCTTGCGCACCGTTCGCGTATCCGCGTACGTGAAACCCCCACGATACGCGCGGCGGATCTCATCGTCGAGATCCGACGTATAGACGGGGAAAACGCTATTCCAATTCTTATTGAGTTCTTTGTACTCAGCCAGAGAATCCGCACCCACGGTGAGTTTCGTCATCCCCGCGTCAAGCACCTGACGAAGCGCCCCGGCGACGACCTCGCAGTCGCGGACCACGTAATCGATTTCAGCATCGGTCGGAACATACCCGATGGGTCGAGGTGCGGTGTAATCGATCTCTCCCTTGGTCGCCGAGAGCCCGAACGCAGGACCGATCGCGGAAACCGGCAACGGAATCTTCTTCAGCGAATCCTTGAGCGTAATACGATGACCATCGCATTGAATATCAATGCGATAGAATTTGGACTCCCGTGAAATGACTGACGAGAACATTCCGTCAACCAGTTTCTCCTTCGAATAGGAGAAATTATTACGGAGGAGCCAGTCGAGAACGAACGAACCGTCGAAGGCGAGATTGTGAAAATAGATCTCAAGGTCCCTTTGCAGAACCTCATTCATGAAATCGTCGAGATCCGTACCGAGATTCGAATCCGACTCATCCCGAATATTCACGTAGTGCCACAGCCATACCCGGCAGTCCTCGGGATCGGTCGTCGTCTCGAAGTCAGCGACCAATATAGGACGGGATGTTGAGATTTGACGTCGCGTCCGCCGTTTCGAGAACCGACTCGTACTGCGTGGCGAAGACGGTGTCATCTTCCAGCATCTCCCCTATTGAGGCGCCATATTGCGCGCGAATGTACATATCCTTGAGCGAATTCATAAACCCCCGGTCAACCGCGGCCAGGAACCACAATTGATCATTGTTGAGTTTATCAATGGACTGACGAATGGCACCATCGTCGCCAATCCTTTCAAGCATCGCATGAATATTCTCCCGTAGACCCTGCACGCGCGCCCGCTGATAGGAGACCGTCAGTTTCTTCTCCTTGTCCTTAATAATAATATCAATGGCTTCCTGAGAAGTATACTGATAGGACACGGGCATCCGCGCCTCAGGAAGGATCTCGAAAGCCTCACCCCGCATAAAAGTGCGCTTGGGATGGAAGGCCGCCATATACTCCCCCGCCTTGAAATCACCTGTCCAAGGCATGGGGACGTCTTTCACGGCCTCGAAATATCTTTGCTTCTGCTCATTGCCGCGGCGCACCATCGCCCGCGACCGCGCCAAAGACCTGCGCGAAATCGGCTCACCCTTCGAATCCGCATAATAGCCGACCGACTTAGAATTATTGAACTCGCGGAGACGCTCCAAAGCCCTCTCCGCCTGCCGAGTCGTCATCCTGCCCGACGCCATGGAAGGTCGCGGGTCATACTTCGTGCCCGAAATATCCACACGCTGACGCGGGTCCCCATCATCCGGCAGAGGATTGAACCTGCCCGTCGCAATGCGATGAATCTTCCGCGCCGCACGGCGCGTCTCATAATCAACCTGAGCCCGAAGGGCCGCAAGACTCTCACTCACCATAACGGACGACGGGCGACCCGGCCGAAACCGGGCCGCCCGTCACACCTCCGATCTCAATCCTTGACACTAACGGAAACCGACAGGAACTGACGACCCGAACGCGCAGCACGCCTCTGGAACGTGAACAGGAACCCGTCGAAAGTGCCCGCCATCTTGTGAACGCGGGCCAGGACCGCGATCGCCGCCTGCGCCGACGTCGAATAGGCGGCACCCGTGGGTGTGATGATGACCACGCGATCGCGCATCACAACCTCGCCGTCATCCGTAACCTGCTCAACGGTCTCCTCGAAGACCTGCGAAATATCCGTGGTCAGCGGCTTATCGGCCGTCACCGCCCAAATGGACTGCGCCTCCGCCGACGCCGTCACAGTCGCCGCGATCTGCGCGGGCGTGAGGGTCCTGCCATCCGTCTCGTTGATGATCATGTCAGTGCTCATTGTTCTGTTCCTTTCTCATTCAGGTGAGCGTGAGTTGTTCGTGATCCCGCTGGGGGAGTGTCATCTCGACCGCGATCAAGAACCGCGAATCGAGAAGCCTATGTGCCGCGTTGAGGACTTCTAGAAAAGCCCGCCGAATATCCGTGTAAGGATAAGACCCGCAATAAACGAAATCACCACGGGGATCCTCGATCGTAGCGCTGCTGCCCTCACCTTCGAAACCAACATTGACAGTCAGATAAAAATCCCCAATAGCACACTCGCGGCAATGGGGTTCACCCCAAGAATCGAAGTCCGAATCCGTAACCTCAACAGAACGATTCGTTCCGTTGAACATAAGGTCATAAGTCGTGTAATTGAACCACATAACACTACCTTCCGGGCATTCCGGGGCGCCGCCGATGAGCGGCGCCCCGGCCGAACCACTCAGACGAGATCCCCGACCTCAGCGCCCTCAGGCGCCCTACGGATGGGCCGACCAGCGTACACATCCCGACCGACGATGTAGTGCCAGTCAGAAGTGAACTCAAAGTTGCGGCCATCACGGTTCTTGCCAGCGAGCCCGAACACGAGCTCACCATCCACCAGTCGGTCGAACCACAGTTCACCCACACGACCATCCCATGGGAGGACAACCTTGATGTTGCCCTCAGCAATCACGTCGTCCTTGGTGATGATGTCCATCATGTCTTTCCTTCCTCGGAGCGCCCGCTCCGTTCCCGATGACTTAATGATGTCAGAATCTGCCGACCATGTCAACACTAGAGTCTGTGATATGGGACACAATCATGGATCGGCCAACACGCCCGCCACCGAAACCAAGCCATCCGAATCCACACATCATCCTCAATCCCCAGAGGCAGCAGATGCTGACACTCATGCCACACAGCCTGAATAAAACGCCCACGCTCAAACAACGTCGCCCGGGCCCAATCCTCATCCGAAGACAGAGCCCGGGCGACGCGACGATCAATCGGTTTCACGTGAAACATAATTCAAACAATTGATCGCTCTGAGTGCGGCCATGCTGAGATGATCGGACAAGCGCCAAACCTTCACACGACCATCATGACCCTTGAACGTGAGAACCCCGTCACGGTTCAAATACACGTCACGGACCGAGTCCGCGCGGCGCAAGGCGACTTCGTCCTTGCACAGATCCGTAATCTCGATATCGCTACCACCCTTGCGGATCATCTCAACCAACTGAGTGAGAGTGTAAGACCTCATGACCGAACGCCTTCGTACTCGCAGCCTTCAAAAATCGCCATCTGTTCATGAGTGAGACGTGTACCCTGAACAGAGTGCCAAACGTTCATGGGCTTATCGGCGTCTCGATAGTCAACAAACGCCGTGACGTTGTTGTCAAAAATCACGGCAATATGCTCACGGCGAATATAGACGTCGGCCAAATCACTCTCGCGAATGGTGATGACAAGGTTCTGAATCTCACGAACACGATCCATGCACGCATCAACAAGGTTAGCCTCACGTAAGGGCTCCCACACGTTGAAATGGCCATGCGCAAAAATATTGCACTTACGGCCCCAAAGAGTCTTGGTGTACTTAACACTCACATTCCAAAGACCCTTAGCACAGGACTCTGTGAAAGTCACACGGAGTTTGCGATCACAATCCTCACGCTCCCAGTAGAAACTCTCGCACTCAATACGACGGATAGGAAAGCCCGCCGCATAGAAGAGAAGCACCAAAAAGTCGTTCAACGATTTCGGAATCCTGTTCATGATCTCATTCCT